AAAAAAAATGAAAAAATTCTTTTAAAACTGAAATAAAACATTATCTTTGTAATGCCATAATGCAGTAATAAACAAAACAAAGCAATTATAAAAACTAGAGGTCAAGCATTATTAGAAGTATTAAACAAATTGAGAGATAAGTCTGCAGAATTGGCTATTTTAAGAAATGTTCTTAAGAAGAAAAGCTACAAAAACTACGGTGAACTAAACAAAACTCTTTCAGGAATAAAAAGAATTATTTCCGAGATAAAAAAGTTAGAGGAGCAATTAAAAAAGCTTTAGTGTAAATAGGATATAACAAAACAAAATATTATGAAAACAAAAACTGGACTTTTTATTATTCACAAAGGCAATCGCGTGAATGTTTATACTGCTTCTGAATTAAAAGCATATCAAAGCCAATCATTATTCCAAAAGGCGCTTAAAAACGTTTTAAACACTCTTAAAATAAACATATGATGGCTTGGTTTGATTATTTAAATCCTAACAATGAATTTGAACACGAATGTCGAGTTTGTGGATCAACAATTGAACACGATGGGTATTGTTCATCTGACTGTGCTAAATCCGATGAGTTATGACAAAAAAATATTTTATAAAGTTGTTTTTGACAATAAGTTTGTTTAGTTTTGGCATCAGACAGTTAATGTTGTTCAATGACATAACCTTGACGTTATATCTTTTGTTTTTAGCATTTGGCGTGTCGAATACAGAGGATTAGGAACTCTCTTATTAATTATTGGTTGATTTTAAAAAGCCGGTTGTTGATTCAATCGGTTTTTTTTATACATTTACATTATGGATACTAACATTCAAGGATGTTTGGCTGAATATAAGTTTGCCACAATGTGTATGGAGTTCAATTTAAGGGTTTCTTTTCCGCTTTTAGACTCATCTCCTTATGATTGTATAGTTGATACAAAAAAAGGTCTTAAAAAGGTTCAAATTAAGTCTGTGGCAATTGATGGTGAAATTATTAAATGTGATATAAGGCAAAATTATAAACCCTATTCAAAAAATGATGTTGATTTTTTTGCAATATGGATAAAATCTCACGATGGATTTTATATTGTTGAAAACTGTGGTAAAAAAAGATATGTGTGTTTAAGTAAAAAAAACAAATATTCCAAATATTTTAATAACTTTGCATTGTTATAGTGTTTCATTATTGTTTTTATTATTGTTTGAAAAGCGCCGCATATTCAGTGTGGTGCTTTTTTTTTATCTTTACAGAAATTTAATATTATGATTTTAAAAATATTACAACAACTCACAAGAAACGGTCAGCCATACAATGAAGGCGATAAAATAGAATTGCCAGATCACATTGCTAAAAATTGGATTGCCAAAGGATATGGCGAAAAAATAAAACAGAAAAAAAGCAAGGTTGAAATTGAATCAAAAGAATTAAAAGTTGAATATATTGAAATAAAATCAGATGAGGCAAATTAAAATAAACTCCACAATTGGAAGTGAATTGTTAACTGTTCAAAATGTAAAGGATTATGTTAGAATTGACACTTCTGCTGACGATAGTATTATTGGCGAAATGATTACACAAGCACGAATCTGGTGCGAAAACTACATTTCACGCGATATAGTACCAAAGACAAGAACTTATTATTTAGATTCAACAAATGGGATTTTTGATCTTCCATTTGGCCCAGTGACAAGCATTCAAACTGTTAGCATCAATAACACAGCTATAACTGGTTACGAGGTATTAGGTTTAGATAATGAAACAATTGAATTGGATGGCGGTTATGCGGAGAGAGTTAAAATTGAATACACCACATCTGGATTGAATGACCCATTAATTAAGCAATCAATGTTGCAATTAATATCAACGTATTACGATAACAGAGCAGATTTTATTGAAGGAACATCATTCAATGTTGATGGAATACCAACTAAATCAAAAAACATTTTATCATCTTATAAATATATGTTTATATAATGCAAGCCGGTAAACTAAATTCAAAAATTACTATCAAAAGGTTGACTAAAACATCTGATAATTTTGGAGGTTTTAATTCAACACTTTCAACAGTTGCAACCATATGGTGTGATTTGAAACAAATTGGTGGTGATATAAATGAAAAGTTTGGCAAGCGTGATCAAGAAATACAAGTTGAAATCACAATGCGCAAAAATTCTGCTGATTTAATTCAGTTGGGTGATATATTTACAATTGAGGGCAATTCTCAAAATTACCGCATCAATGACAAGTTTGAATTTGATTTAGATTTTTACACAAAGTTAACAGCAATAAAATCAAACTAATGAACGTAAAAATTAACCAATCAGATTTAAGAAGTCTAAACAATAAAATTAAATTTCTGCGCAGTATTGATAAACAAAAATTATCATCTGAATTAGGGCGTGCAGCATTAGATATATCAAGGACTGCTAAAAAAACAGTCAAAGTTGATAGTGGTAATTTAAAGCAAAGCATTACAACTGAAGTACAAAGCAAAAGAGTTTCTGTAATTGCAGGCGCTAATTATGCGCCATATGTTGAATTTGGGACTGGTGGTTTAGTTGATTTGACTGATATGAAGGAACTTGGTATTCCAGAGAGTTATGCGGCCCAATTCAAAGGCAAAGGCATAAGAGAGGTAAATTTACCTGCAAGACCATTTTTGTTTAACAGTGCAAGAATTGGTTTAAATAAATTAATGAACAGATTGAAAAAAATAATAAACAAAGGAGTAAATTAAAATGTTGGAATCAATTCATTTTGTAAGAAAAGCAATAATTGCAAAGTTAAATGGAAATGTCATTATAGATGGACAAGCAGTGCCAATATATAACCGCATTCCAACAGATGCAACTTATCCATTAATAAGAGTATATAGCTTATCAAACACTGAAACAGACCAAAACCAAACGTCATATAATATGGAAACAATCACCAGAATTGAATGCATTACGCGCTTTTATTCTGATGATGGTGGTGAATTAGATTGTAATTTAATGGTTTCAAAGTGTTTAGAATTATTGCGCACAAGATCAGCAAATTACATTGATTTAACATCTGATGGTTTCAATGTTTACACATCAGTTAATGATGGTGTCACATACCTACAAGATGATTTAAAAGACCATTCATATTTTAGGGCAATAATTGAATTGTCAAATAAAATAGAAGAAATTTAAAATGAGCATCAACGATTTAAAAATTGCAATACTAAATACATTCACATTAGGAATTAGTTTCACGCACGTTGAGTCAAGTTTGAAACTTATTCTTTTAATTGTTTCAATAGTTTATACTGTTATGAAAATTGACGAAGTAAAAAGAAAAAAAAAGAATGACAAAAAACTTTAAGTTAGAAGAATTTAATTGTTCTTGTGGGTGTGATATGCCTCAAAATGTTTTTAGTAATGTTGTAAAACTTGCAGGGCAGTTGCAAATTTTGAGAGATTATATTGATAGGCCTATTAAAATAAATAGTGGATACAGATGTCCAGAGTATAATGCAACAATACCGAATTCAAGCAAGTATTCGCAGCATCAATACGGTAAAGCTGCCGATATTGTAGTCAATGGATTAAAGCCTACTGAAGTTTATGCAATCATTGAAGATTTAATTGATATGGGCGCGATGTTGCAAGGTGGTTTGGGATTATATGAAAAAAACGGATTTGTTCACTATGATATAAGAAAGAAAAAAGCACGTTGGTAATGAAAAAAATAATACAATTTTTTAGTGGTAAAGTTTTCAAAGAAGTTGGTGAAGTAATAGATAATTTATTTACCAGTGATGAGGAACGATTAAAAGCTAAAAATGAAATTTTTAAAGTTCTTACACAAAAGGAACTTGAGTTGCAGAAAATGCAAACAGAAATCATTGTTACTGAAGCAAAGGGAAATTGGTTGCAACGATCTTGGCGCCCTATATTAATGTTAGCATTTGGTTTTATTGTTATATATGTCAAATTTATTGGGCCTTTGTTTAATTTAACCATTCCACAATTAGAAAATGAATTTTGGAATCTTCTGCAATTAGGCATTGGCGGTTATGTAATTGGGCGTAGTGCTGAAAAAATAGCAAGTAACATCACGATACAAAAATAAAATGGCAAAAAAACAAGTTATAGTTAGTGACTATAAAAAAGCAAAAGTGCGCAGGAAAGGCATTCACGCTAAAACAAAACAGTCAAATATAAAAGGCGCAAAGAATTACAAAAAAAAATACAAGGGTCAAGGAAGGTAATGGCTTAAATTAACTATTTTAATTTTTGTATTTTTGTCACAATACTAACTTTTGATAGACTTAACACTAATAATACAAGGTTTTTTGGCAAAACAAAATGCGTAGCAGTATTTAAAGAGGCTTTAACAGATGCGCAATTGCAATGTCTTACAACATAAATTAATATAAAATGGCAAATAAAAAATTTAGTGACTTTACATTAAAAACTGACTCGGCTGATGTTGATTTTGTAGTTGGTTATGATGGTAGTGATAACGTTCGTATTGCACCATCAAATTTAGGTGGCGGTGGAGCATCTGACTTAAATGGGTTAACTGATTGTTTAGTTGACACAGACTCACTTTATGTCGCAGAAGTACCAAGCGGTTTAAGTGGAAATCCACAAGGTAATACTGTAATAGGTATAGATGCTGGAGCAGCTTTAACAACTGGTACTAATAATACTTTTATAGGTAATGATGCTGGACTTGTTGCTACTACTACTACACATAATGTTCTTGTAGGTTTTCAATCTGGTAAAGGTATAACTACTACTTTAAAACAGAATAATGTTTGTATAGGTGCTAATACTTTTGATATAGCTGCTGGTGAAAATTCTGTTGCAATAGGTTATCAAGCTGCTAGAGTTAGTAGCGTTTCAAGTGGTGTTTATATCGGTTATCAAGCTGGTTGGGCAAATGCTGGATCTGGTAATGTTGGTGTAGGATATGAGTCTTTATTTGGTGGTGGTGGCGCTAATAGTGTTGGATATGGTTATCAAACTGCAAAAAACAATACAGCGTTTGGACACACTTCAATTGGTTATCAAGCTGGTTATTCTCAAACTTCTGGAACTAATAATACTAATATAGGTTATAGGTCTGGATATGCTAATACTACTGGTGGTTTTAATGTTACTCTTGGATATGAAGCTGGAAGAAATAATACTGGTAGCCATAATACTTATCTTGGTTTTGAGGCTGGTAGAGCTAAAACAAGTGGTAATGATAATACTGTTGTTGGTTTTAGAGCATTAGACGCAGAAACAACTGGGCAAAGAAATACTGCTATAGGTTATGAAGCATTAGGGACTCAAGACCAAACTGCTGCATCACATAACACCGCAATCGGTTGGCAAGCTGATAACGGAAATTCAAATGGATATTTTAGAACAAACTTGGGTGCTGGAACTGGTAGAAGTTCTGCAACTGGAGCAAATATTACCAATGTTGGTTATGCTGCTAATGAAAGCTCAAGCTCTGCCTCAAATGAAGTTACTTTAGGTAATTCAAGTGTAGCTACTTTACGCTGTGCGGTTACCTCAATAACATCTTTGTCAGATGAAAGAGATAAGTCAGAAATAAAAGATTTAGGATATGGACTTGCTTTTATAGATGCTTTACAACCAAGAGAATTTGTATGGGATAATAGACCAGAAACGAATTCTGATGGAGAAGAATTTTATTCTGCTAATAAAGGTAAAAAAGATTTTGGATTCATAGCACAAGAAGTTAAGGAATTAGACAACGATACTTTAAGACTCGTTTACGAAAGCAACCCAGATAAACTAGAGTTAAGTTATGGTAAACTTGTTCCGATATTAGTACAAGCAATAAAAGAATTAAAAGCAGAAGTAGAATTATTAAAATCATAAATAATGTTTAGAAATATAATAACATCTGAAAACACAGAGGAAAGTCATAAAGAAACGATTACTTCGCAGATACCAGATCAATTAGCTCAAATAGGTGATGAAGAAAATGTAGAGGTAATTAAAGAACATTTTAAGTGGGTTTTAGCAAATGACTTTTACAAAGATGAATTAAGTGCAGAACAAATTACTCAAATGGAATCTTATTTACCAAGTGATTACCAAGACGATTACGAAGATTTGCCAGTATAATTACTATCTTTATATAAATATAAATTTAATTAATTATGGAAATTACTAAAGAACAAATAGAGAGAGTAAATCAAGTTATTAACACATTGCCGATTGCTGTATTAGCACAAGCTCAAGAGATTGCAAGAATACTAAACGAATCGCTACCAAAAAAAATAGATAAATAACCCTAATATTATGAGAAAGATAGGTAAATACGAATTTAAAGACGA